GTTTGCATTGTTGAACGTTTGTTACCGTCAAGTCCTTCTAACAGGGCTGTTTTGGTATCGTTCCAACGGCCTTCTAATAATGTAGACATAATTTTATATTTCTCCTAATTAAAATTGGTCTTAGTTTAGCCCTGCTAAACGAGCTATGTCAATAACGTTGTCGTCATTGCTTTGTTGCTTTGTTTGTTTAGCAGTAGTTTTATTACCAGTCACGGCTTTACGTGTTTCAGTTAAAGTCTTTTTGGACTTACGTGCTGAACCATTGTTAAGAACGGCTGGTAGATACTTTTCAAAAGCACCATCTAATCGTGGTGTTTGTACTGATTCTAGCAATTCTCTCATTGTAGACGCTTTGTCTTCGTTAAGTGTTTTTACTAAAGATTCAATCTTTTTGTTGCGAGTAGATGATTCATTGATAACGCGAATTTCACGTTCCTTTGATTCTACTAGCTTTGTGCTTTGTGCTTGCTTCACGCGAGATTCTTTAATTACTGAATCACGTTGTGCAACTTGACCGCGCAGTTTTGCGATTTCGTTGTTTTCATTAAGGTGAGTTAATGTAAATTCACTAGCAAAAGCTTCAAAGATCTTACGGCCGAACATGTTTTCACGTGCTGATGTAATATCTTCTTTTAACTGTGTCATTTCTGAGTCTAATGTAGATGAGATCTGCTCTTTAACTAAACGTGCGGCTTTAGCAACAAAACGCTTTTCAATTTCAGCCATCTTAGCTTTCGCTTCGGTGACTAACTTGACTTTTGTTTCTACTACAGCTTTCTTGTCTTGCGAGAATTCAGTAATTTCTTCAGCTAACTGTTGAATAACAAACTTCTCGAGACGCTTAGTAGCTTCTGTTTGAGTTTTGCGGTCACCGCGGAATTCTGCGATTTCTTCAGCTAACTTGTGAGAGACAAATTTTTCCATCTTTTTAGCAGCTTCTTTCATTTGCGTTTTAAAGGCAACGCGGTCAGCGGCTAGTTTTTGTTTGTCATCTACAAATTCTTGTAATTCTGTTGTTAAAGATTCAGTTACCATCTTATCAATAGTTTCAACCATAACAGTCTTGTCATGTTCATAACGACCTGCAAACTCTTCGCGTAATTCTGCTCGAACTTGCTCTTTGGTTTCGGTTAACTTAGCGTCCCATGCTTCTGTAATTGAGTCACGGGTTTCTTCGTTAATAATTCCGTTGTCGACTAATGATTTGATTGCTTCTAACATAATAAGTTAGTCTCCTAAATTTTTAAGTCTTTGATAAGTCTAAGTACGGACTCTCTTAGATACTTTTGAACACGCTTATCCTGAGCAGCACTATGACCTCTAGCGTTCTCAATGATTCTATGTCCACCTTGCATATTCAGTAACCCTTCATAAATCGGGGTCGGATATGCATTTGGTGCGCTTGGTTGTGCTACACAATCAACAGTAACAATTTCAAATTCACTTACGTGACCCGTACTTTCGTTAACATTGCCGCTACCACGACTAGATACACCTAATTTGACTCCGCTTTCGAGCATTGTTTTTACAATGTTACCCATTGGAGTAGGTAAAATTTTCATCTTACCAAACCCGTTTGCTCCATCCATCCACATTTCTGTGATCATATGGGACACGCGGTCTAAATTCACTTGTAAGTCATCAGGATGGTCTACTTCGCCTAATACGGAGTAGCCACCTTTGACTTGTTCGTTTACTGCCTCAACGGCAGAGGTGATTTCATGTAAAGGATAAACACGTTCGTTTGCGTTCTTTACATCACCTTGTATACAAATGCCTTTAAGATATAAATCTTTGCCATCCTTGCCACCCTCAACTAATAGTTCAGCTTGGTCAAATGTTAAGTTTTCTCTTAAAATAGTCATTTATTACTTACCAGACTTCTTAGGACCGTCTAAAATAGACTTTTCGCTATCTGTCTTGTTAGTTGCTTTTTCTTTCTTCTTGAAAGCGGTCTTGCCAGCTTTCGCCTTTGGATCGTTTTGGAAGCTTCCAGCACCTTTAAGATCTTTAGGTGATGCTGCTGCCTTTGTTGTTTCTTCGCTTTGGTCGCCAAGAATGTTAGAAGTTGAACCACCCATGTCGTTCTTACCAGAAATTACTGGTGAACTAGTGTTAGTTCCTTCAGATTCGTTGTCGCCTGTTGTAGGAGCTGTAACTTTTTCAACGTACTCGCGTACTAAAGATTCTTCTACTTCGTCGTCATCTTCGCCGTCTTCGTCATCACTAGCAACATCGCCAGCCATGTCTTCTACGTCGTCCATTTCTTCGCCGCCTTCTTCGCCGCCAAATTCGTCGTCCATGTCCATGCCATCGTCGCCGATAAGAGCATCAAATTCTGACTTAAGTTCGTCGATTGCGTCTTCTAGGTCAACTACGCGGTCTTCAATTTCTTCTTCACCGCCCATGTCCATTTCGCCGCCCATTTCGTCGCCAGCAAATTCGCCGCCGTCATCCATGCCGCCGTCGAAAGGAATTTCGCCGTCTAGTTCTTCTTCGCCGCCGAAATCTTCTTCGCCGCCAAATTCGTCTTCTTCAGCTTCGCCGTATGCCATCTCTAGGAGCGCATCGCCGTTGCTTTCAAGAACAGGAATAAGACCTTCAACTTCAACACCAAAGTGCTCAGCTACACGTTGTAGCAAATCACCAGCGTCAGACTCTTTAAGAGTTCCGTCAATGTGGTCTAAAAGTTGCTTTGCTTCTTCGATTGAAATGCTTATGCCTTCGCCTAAGCCTTCTTCGTCTGCATCAACTTCATCTTCCATTTCTTCTACGTCGTCGATATCTTCTTCATCAAGTAATGATTCATAGATAGTACGTGACTTCTCCACAACAATGTCGTGAAATAATTTTTTAGCCTTTGAATTGTCTTCGTTGACAATAAGCTCAATTAGTTTTTCAAATTTGTTCATAATATACCTCAATAAGTTTATGTTTTGTTTTATGTTCGGTAATATTTATTAGAAGAGCATAAAAAAAGCGCCTAAACGGCGCTTTTTGGTGTCAAAAGATAGTTTTTGAGTTGTTTTAGAACTCTTCTTCGGATGCTTTGGCACCATATTGTGCCTTAACTTTCTCTAAGTCCTTCTCTTTCTCATAAGTTCTTAGGTCGTTCATTACCCGAATTTTGTTTAGCTGGGCTAGTGTTAGTTTAGATTTACGCATGTCCTTAAGACCTTTAAGGATAGTATTATCATCCTCTGGACTTTGGTATTCGGCTGGGTCATCTGAAAACATTTCGTATAAGTTCATACTGTTATTTATCTTAAATGTCTAACGGCGTTTCTGCGCTTGCGTCGGGACCGCCCATATCGCCGGCTTCTGCTGTGCCAGCATCACCAGTATCTACGTCATCCATTGAACCTTCAAGTTCGTCGAATGTATCTAAGTCACCTTCAATTCCGCCAGGAGATACGCCAGCACCACGCAGATCAGCTTCTGTATCATTTTCACTATCGGCTTCCTCGGCATTTTCTTCTTCCCATAGTTCTGTATTTTCTACCATTTCTTCTTCTGTCATGCCCATGTAACGCTTCAATGCGAAACGCTTAGACATGTATGGAAGATCTACTACGCTAGCAAATGTACTGATACGCACAGAGTCCACGTCTGCTTGGCTATATGAAGCAAAGTTTTGTGGCTCGTTAAGACGTAGTTCAAATATGCTGTTGTCAATGTTAATACCACGCCATGCTAAGAACATCTTAAATTCCTTATCTAGCTTCTGTGACATCAGTCCTTGTAGACGAATACAGTACTGGTTAAAACGCCATTCCTGAATAAGTGCTGTTCCTACTTTGCCATCGTTAAACGTACGGTCGCCTTCTTCTGGACCAGTTGGAAGGTAACTAGATGGAATACGCAAACCGCGAACTAACTTGTTGTTGAAGTACGTTAAGTCGTTAATTTCGCCTAAGTTGTCTCCGCCTGGAAGTGTTGTTACATCGGAACCGCGTCCTTCTGCTGTAGTTGGAAAGAAGTAATCTTCGTTTATTGACAGTGGATTGTATGTTCCGTCCATCATTGTAGCGCCTTCGCCTGATTGACTTGGGATTCTACGTTGGTGTATTTCGTTTTTAACGCGCTCGACAAATTGCATCGCTAAGTGAGAAGGCATGTTGCCTACGTCAATCTTAAAGATTCTGCGCTCCGGAGCACGTTGGATACGATAGATTAAGATCGCATCTTCTAATAGTTCTTTTTGCTTGTATACTTTGAACACTTGTTCCAGTACGCTTGTACCGAAAGGCCAAGTAACGTCCAAGCCTTCTGTTAAGCTTAAGTGTAGAACGTGCTCTGCGTCAATAGCAGCTTCGTTTTGTAGGATTGAAAATCTGCCGCCGTTTCCGCCTTGCCCGCCGCCTGTTGGTTGCTGATAGCCAGGAGTGTTGTAGCCTGCTTGGTTCTGATCAATATACATATCCGAGATAGGCTTTTGTGTTGCGCTTAGGTTTTCTAAGTTAGGTGCTATGTTTTTAACGACATATTGCTCTGGCTCTTTGCCTTCGCTTTCGTTTACAATGACCTTAACCACTTCTGCCATGTTAACCCAATAGAGTTTGAATGTTTCTGGATCACGTATGAATATTTGATCGCCGTATTTTAGTGTGTTGCGGAAGATACGGAATGCGCGTTGCTTGAACTCGTTAAGCTTAACCCAGTTTGTTAACTGTTCCTTAATAATCTTTACTTCGTTTGCTGTTGGGTCTTTATCGAAGTTAACGTCAAAGATAGTGCCGTTCTCGATGTTTGGTTGAGTAGAGAATTCGGATAGTACGTCTAACGCTGCGTTGATTTCAACGTCCATGTCCATTTGCTCGTATTGGTTATAACGCTCAATACGGTTTGGATGGCCAACATAAACTTCTGGCAATGTGCTCTGGTAGTTTTTGTAACCAGGATTACTCTGTGTTGCTCCAGTAATTGGACTTACGTTTTTAGACGGCGTCTTGAAATATTTTTTCCAGCTCATTTTATATTCTCGTGTATGGGCTTATTTATCGAATATAGTGGGTTATAACGAATTAATTGGTGGCTTCAACAGTTCTAGCAACCCATTCGGTAGCACTTCTGCCTTTTTTGGCTTCAATTGTTTGCTTCTGAAGTTCTTTGAGTGTTTC